GGCTCGTTCGCTCATCGGGGAGGGGGTCCTGATGCCCGGTGAGGTCTACGCGGTGCGGGCGCTCTACCGTGCAGGCACCAGCCCACATGCCCGCGTGCATGTGAGATGCGTCAGTCCGGCAGCTGACGCTAAGGTGGACGGACTGCTCGGATCACTCACCGTCACCGCGAACTCTGCCGGACCAATTTCTCAGGTCGAGAACATCTATTGGGGCAGCGGCCTGTACGAGTGCCGTTTTCTCTATACATGCACGATCACAGGTACAGGCTGGTCCTTGTCTATCGGCCCGGACAGCGGCGTCAACGGCCAGACCATCGGTATCATCGCCGGGCAAATTACGCGGACTGCTTGGCACGTGCCTTGGGGCAGTGACGCTGTTGCTGCTGACAGCTTGGTCATTCCCGCTGCAGAAGCCGGGATGGCGGTCAATCCCGCCGCTTCCGGGCTGACGATGTTCTGGCGGGGCAGGGACTATCCGAGCGCGGCGGGATTTCCGAGATCCATGGAGATCCGCATTGACGGCAGCAACAGGCTGTCATTCGAGCGGCGGATGTCTGATGGAGTGGCCCGGCCCGCATTTGTAGGTCCGGCAGGGGCTTCGACGGCGCTTAACTTCGGGACCCTGGCACAACTGCCTTATGGCACAGAGTATACCGTCGTCGCGACATGGCGGCCTGACGGGTCCGTCTGGCTCAAAGGCGGCGCCGTGGCCGCATCCACTGGCACGGGCCGAACGATCCTTGCAGGCACTCCCGCAACGATAGGGATTGGCAACACAGGCGCCGGATCTGACCAGCTTAACAGCATCACGCGCCGTTGCGGGCTCATCCCGTACAGCCTGTCCGACGCCGATGCATTGGCACTGTTCAACCAGATCAACGAGGGCCTTTGACATGATCGACCACCTGATCACGCTCGAAACTGCCCCGGATCTGGCTCCGCTTGGCGTCGAGGCATGGGATGGGCCTAACCCCGTCTCGGGGACATGGGACGGGCACAGGGTGGACGTGATCCCGGTCACTGTCATTCGCGCTGAAGCAGTGCCCGGCGCCGACGAAAACGACCCAGGAACGCCAGCGGTGACAGAGCCGGGCTTCTGGTTCTGCGTCCGCGCCGACATTCGCCTTCACCTGCCATGGCCGGTCGTGACTGTGACAGACAGTGACCGGGCCGAACGCGGTGAGCCCTCCGTCCTCGCCATTGGCGAAGGCTGGGAATGGCATCATCTGACCGGCCGCGTCTGGCCTGTCTGGGCCGGGACAGAGTATCCATTCGGCCCGTGCATGGGTCCGCATATGCTGGTGATCTGAGCCCGCATCATGTGGTGGGGGTGGTTGACGCGCCGCCGCGCCCATTGCATAGTCGCCCCCATGTGGCCATTTAAGCGACCCCCCCCAACTGAACCCCCGGTGCCGGAAACCCCCGAGCGCCGGGGGGCTTTTTTGACATCACCGCAGGCGCCGGGGTTTGGCAAAGCCGCAGCGCAACGGTTTTTCGCGGACATGCAACGCGGGCTGCCGGTGGTCACGATGGACGACGGGACGGGCGCGCCCCCCGCGTTCAAGCGGGCGATCACCGAACTGCCCGACGCGTTGTTGGGCTGGTATGCGTCGCAGCGGTTTATCGGCTATCAGACGTGCGCCATGATCGCGCAGCACTGGCTTGTGGACAAAGCCTGCACGATGCCCGCCCGTGACGCCATCCGCCACGGCTTCGAGGTCATGGCCTACGGCGATGACGCGGGCCTTTCGGACGAGCAGCAGACCGATATCGTCGAGCGCGTTAAACGCGCTGACCGCCGCTATCGGCTGTTTCGCAACCTGTCTGAGTTTGTCCGCATGGGCCGCGTGTTCGGCGTTCGGGTCGCGTTTTTCAAGGTCGAGAGCGATGATCCGAAATACTACGAGCTGCCGTTCAACCCCGATGGCGTCCGGCCTGGCTCGTATCGCGGCATCGTTCAGGTTGATCCGTATTGGTGCATCCCGCTGCTCTCGGGCGAAAGCGCCAGCGACCCGGCGTCCATGCACTTTTACGAGCCGGAATGGTGGATCATCCGGGGCCAGCGGTTCCACCGGTCGCACCTCATGATATTCCGCACGGGCGAACTGCCGGACGTGCTGAAACCCATGTACATGTACGGCGGCGTCAGCATCCCGCAGCGCATCTTTGAGCGTGTGTATGCCGCCGAACGCACGGCCAACGAGGCCCCGCAGCTCGCCGCGACCAAGCGGACGCTGGTCCAGAATACAGACCTGACGGCGGCGTATTCGGACACGGACACGCTCCAGCGGCATTTGCAGGCGTTTTCGTACTACCGGGACAACTACGGCATCAAACTGGCCGATACCGAGGACACAGTTCAGCAGTTCGACACGTCGCTGGCGGATCTCGACGCGGTGATCATGTCGCAGTATCAGATCGTCGCGGCGGCGGCAGGCGTCCCCGTGACAAAGCTGTTCGGGACCAGCCCCAAGGGCTTTAATGCCACCGGTGAATACGACGCGCGGTCATATCACGAGGAGCTGGAGACGATCCAGGCGAACGATCTGACCGATTTTGTCAACCGGCACCACATGCTCGTCATGCGGTCAGACGTCGAACCTGCGCTGGGCCTCGAAACCGGGTCCGTGCGTCTCGAGGTTGACTGGAACCCGGTCGACAGCCCGACCGCGAAGGAGTACGCGGAGATCAACAAGATCAACGCGGATACCGACAACGTTCTCGTGACCATTGGCGCGATTGACGCGGTAGATGTGCGCAATCGTCTGCGGGGCGATAATTCGTCCGGGTATACCGACCTTGCCGAGTTCGAGGCCCCGGAACTGCCGGACGACAATGACCTGGAGGGACTGCTGGATGGCGAAGAAGGCCCGGAAAGCACGCCTAGCCCCGACGCGTGAAACGTGGGCCGCCGAGCGGTCCGCAGTAGGCCACGTGTTCGAAGGTCGGCCCCTCAATCCGCCCGATTTGGTCGAGGCGCGCCTGCGGGTGGCGCTCGCGGAGATGGTCGAACGCATGCAGGCCGCCACGGTGCGCGAACTGACCAAACTCTACCGGTCGCGGCTCGCACGTGAGGCGGGCATTGCCATGGACGCCTCGTTCTCGGCAGCGGCGGCCCGGCTGGTGCGCGAACTAACCAAGCGGTTCACGGCGTTGTTTGTGGGTAAGGCGGGCGGCCTTGCGGAGGCTTGGGCGCACGGCATCAGCCGACAGGCGGCGGTCGGGCTACAGGGTAGCCTCAAGCAGGCGTCAGGCGGCGTTACACTGCGCACGGACGTCGTGAGCGGACAGGTTGCCGATGTGGTCAAAGCGTCGATCAAGCAAAACGTCGCGCTGATCAAGTCCATCCCCGCCGAGTATTTCTTGGAGATCGAAGGCGAGGTCATGCGCTCAATCCAGTCAGGCCGGGGCATGGCGGACCTACAACCGTTTCTTGAGAAACGATACGGTATCTCCAAACGCCGGGCCGCGCTGATCGCCCGCGACCAGACGAGCAAGGCCACCACGGCGATCAACCGGGCGCGTATGCAAGGCCTCGGGGTCAAGAAATTCAAGTGGTTGCATTCGGGTGGCGGGAAAGAACCGCGCCCATTGCACAAAAACGTCTTGAACGGTAACGTGTACTCATTCGATGACCTGCCCGTGATCGACGAGCGCACTGGAGAGCGCGGTCTACCGGGCCAACTGATCAACTGCCGGTGCCGCATGGTGCCGGTGATTGAATTTAAGGCTGAGGCGGTGGAATGACCACGTATGCGATGGACCGAGCCCCGAGCGCCCGGACGCATGACCTGAACGGATGGTTCGAGGTGCGGGATAACCCGATCAGCCGGGAGGGGATATTTCCGTATTCTGGCGCACAGATCGGCGCGCCTGAGCCTGATCGCATTTACCAGGTCTATCGGCCCGCCGAGGAGCTGTCCGACCCGGACGCGCTGGCGTCGTTCCGCCTCCTGCCGATTATTGACGATCATACCATGCTCGGGGATGGCCACACGCCGACCGATGACGTTGACGTTGCCGGGGTGATCGGCGAGGACGTGCGGTTCGAGGGCGGGCGGCTGCTGGCCAACCTCAAGATCTACAGCCAAGCGCTGACCGAGAAAATCCGCAACGGGAAGACGGAGCTTTCCTGCGGCTATCGTTGCGTGTATGATTTTACGCCGGGTGTCTGGAACGGGCAGTCGTATGACGCCGTGCAGCGGCAAATCCGGGGTAACCATCTGGCACTCGTTGATGAAGGCCGCATGGGCCCGGACGTGCGCGTACTGGATACTATGAGTTTCACGGCTGATGCAAAGGAGACAGCGCCCGTGGATGAAGAACTGAAAAAGGTACTGGCCGAGATCATGGCGCGCATCGCCA